CCGAACAATTATATGCAAACCTTGATAGTGCTGAATATGATGAAACTACTGCTATAACTTCTTTTGATAGTGATGGTTGGACAATGGGTAGTTATAATGGAATCAACAACTCTGGAGAAACTTATATATATATGGCATTTAAAATAAATTAAAATAATTAAGATATGGCAGATTTAGATATAGATGATATAAAGAAGAAAAAGGTAAATATTTCAATAGAAAACCTAATTATGATAGGTGCAGGGATATTTTCATTAGTAGGTATGTGGTTTGCTCTGCAGGGCGAAATTGAAGAAGCAAAAAACCTACCTGAACCAGAGGTTTCAAGAACAGAGTATGATCTGAAAGACCAACTGATTCGTGAGACAATTATGTCAACACAAGAGAAAGTTGAAGATAATGGGGAGAAGTTAAAAGAGATTGACGACAAACTTTATGAAATTATAAAAAAATGAGAACTTTATTTTTAGTATTAGCATTATTATTTAGTATGGTTAGTTATGGACAAGACATTACACTTGTTCATTTTAATTATAAATGGAACTCAAGCAATAAATATAAAGGACTTGATAGATTAAGAAATGCAAAAGTGCAATATGCTTATGTAGAAGATCAATCTAATGCCCTTAAATCATCTATTAAAAGTGTTCCGACCATAGTTATCTATAAAGATGGAAAACCTGTTAAAACTTACGAGGGAGGGCTTACAATGAAGATAGGGGTTAGATTAGAAGAAATACAAAATGAAATCAATAAGTATAAAAATGAATAGCTTTGAACCAACAGTATTAGGTGTCTTTGTTTTGCTTATATCAATGGCAGAACTTAACGATTTGGCACAATTAGTGTTGGTTTTGGTTACAATTATTTATACTTTAATAAAAATTTACGAACTTATAAAAAAACAAAAAAATGAAAAAGACAATTAAAAAAATTAAAACTTGGTGGAAGAATAGAAAGCTATCATTTAAGAAATGGTGGAATAGAACAGTAAAGAAATGGTTAGTTAAAATTTAATTATATTTGTAGTATAAAATTTAAAAACAATGGCAAGTACAGTATTCAACGGAACAAATTTATTAATTAAGGTGGCTGATGATGGATCAAGTCCTGCAACTATCGGTCACGCAACTTCTTGTACGATCAGTTTTACAAATGAAATGTCAACGACAACTACAAAAGATTCAGCAGGGTTTGCAGAGATAATTCCTGGTGTAAGATCAGCAGAAATTTCTTTTGATGGTTTAGTAGATTACACAGATGCAAATGGTGGTAAGGAAATAGCACATAAACTTTTAACAAGACAAAAGTGTGATTTTTCATTCGGAACTGCGGCAACAGGAGATACAGTATATACAGGAGAGGGTTATGTTTCAGCAGCAGAGATTACTGGTGCTATGGAAGAAGCTACAACTTTCTCAGGTACTATAACTGTAACAGGTGCAATTACCGAAAGTGTTAATTAATAATTTTTAGATGACTAAACAAAGAGGTTATTACACTCTTAAAATAGGGGGAAAAAATCGTACACTACATTTTAGTATGAACTTTTGGGCAACTTTTACCGAGTTGCTTGAAATTTCATTAGATCAACTTGGTGATTTATTTCAATCAGGTGTTTCTATAAAAGCTATTATTTCAATAGTTTATTCAGGTATTTTAACTTACGACCAAGAAAATAAGAAAGAAATTGATTATGATATATATGATGTAGGAAATTGGCTTGAAGATATTACTGCAGAAGATATTGAGAAGATTATAAAAGCTATGACCGAATCACGAATACTTGGAAATGACTTAAATGCAGGGATAAAAAGAAATCCTGATCCTAACGATTCAAAAAAAAAATAACCGATAAAACTTCTTGGGAAGATATAACCGATTTCTACATTGGTTATTGTGGTATTAATCCTAATGAATTTTGGACTAATACATTTAAAGAAAATAAACTTCTTTCTGAACATTATGTTATAAGATTAAATTCAGAGTGGGAGCAGTTTAGATTTTTAGCTACTATGATCCATAATGTTAATTGCTCAAAAAAATCTGATATGATAAAACCAACTGATTTATTTAAATTACCACAGGATAATATTCAAGTTAATAAAGCACCAAGATCAACAAGAGAAGAATTTGAGAAGTTTCAAGAATTGGTTAATAGTAAGTTGAATAAAAAATAGTTATTTTTGTAGTATGGCAGAAAACAATTATCCTTTACGATTTAATTTTATAGCAAATGTTGCTGATTTTAATCAAAAACTTGGTCAAGTATCAGGTAAATTAAAAAGTTTTTCAGCAGGAGTTGGTAGATTAGGTACAACATTAACTACAAGTTTAACACTTCCACTTGCAATAGCAGGTGGTGGTGCTTTTAAAATGGCGGCAGATTTTCAAGAGAGCTTAAATAAAGTAGATGTATCATTTAAAAAAAATGCAAAGGAAGTAAAGAATTGGTCTAAAACTACTTTAAAAGAATTTGGAATGAGCCAAGCACAAGCACTTGAAACTGCATCATTATTTGGCGATATGGGTACAGGTATGGGACTACCGAAGAAGCCGCAAAAATGTCAATTAACTTATCAGGTTTATCCGCTGATTTAGCTTCATTTAAAAATATAAGACAAGATGTTGCCCAAACTGCACTTGCAAGTGTTTATACAGGTGAAACTGAATCTTTAAAGAAGTTAGGTATAGTAATGACCGAAACTAATTTAGCTGAATTTGCAAGAAATAAAGGAATAAAGAAAAATATAAAGGATATGACTCAAATGGAAAAGGTTGAGTTGAGGTATCAGTTTGTAATGGATAGAACTAAAAATGCACAAGGAGATTTTGCAAGAACATCAGGAAGTGCATCTAATCAATTAAGGACATTAAAAAATACTTTAGTAGAAGTCGGAACTCAAATAGGATCAATACTAATGCCTGTAGTAACTAAAATAATTAATAAAGTTAAAGATTGGGTTAATGGTTTTATTGCTTTAGATGGTGCTTCACAAATAATGATAGTTACGACTGCTTTATTAGTCGCAGGACTTGGACCTTTATTAAAATTATTGAGTGGAATTAGTGGTGTTCTTGCATTTATGCTTTCGCCAATAGGATTAGTTATATCAGGTATGATAGCTTTAGGTGCTTCGTTTATTTATATTCGAAATAATTGGGAAGCTATGAAAGAAAGAATATCAGATTGGTCTTGGTGGAAAAATATGTTAATAGATATGGTTAAATTTTTAACAACCACACTTAATCCTTTTTCTCGCCTTATTGATATGTATAATATGGCAAGGGATTTCTTCGGAATGAATCCAATTTTAAATCCATTTAAAGATTGGGGTTTAGAAATTTTAGATAGTTTAAAAGATACAACCGCAGAGTATGAACACGAATTTGGAACATTCGGAGATGCTATAAATGCAGAATGGCAAAGAATGAAACCGATGATGGATAAAATAGCAAAATTCTTTGGCTTTACATCTACAGGTTTTTCTACTGATGATACTGATACTACTGATCCTGATGATATTGAAACAACAGTGGATAACACTATTGAAAAAACATCAAAATTATCTGATTTATTTAATAATTTAGGAACTCAAATACTTCCACAAGTCGGACAAGCATTAATGGATGGATTCGCAGCAATCGGTGATGGAGAAAGTCCAATAAAAAGAGTTTGGACTTTATTAAAAGGATTAATTACGAGATTAATTGCTGCTGCTGCTGCTGCTTTTGTATTATCAACTGTTCTTGGTGGTTTGTTTGGCGGAGTTGGTCCTGATAAGTTAAAAGGTATGAAAGCATTTAAAC